ACTTGCCGCTACGCCCAACTTCCAAGTGTGGGTCGTGCGTGGAGATACGGACGAAGGACTGCGGATAGCGCGGTTCTTCTTCGTGCCGCCGCAAGGCAAGGCGATGCTGCTCGGGGAGGGCGTGGACGAGTTCGTGCGCGCATACCAACTCTGGTACGAATGGGCTGACGGGTCGTTCTGATGCGATACCGCGCGCGCCGTGACGCGAACGATGCCGCCATCAGCGCAGCCGTCAGGGCGGCAGGATTTACGGTCTACGACTTGGGACAGGCAGGTCAAGGCGTGCCGGACAAACTGGTGACCGCACCCGGTTTCGCCGCCTTCCTTGAAATCAAGACCCCAAAGGGTCAACTGCGGAGGGGTCAGGAACGCTTCCAGAACACGTTTGAGCCGCTAGGCCAATGGTATCTGGCCCGTGACCCTGCCGAAACGGTTGCGTGGCTTCAGGCGCGGCTGACGACGACCCAGAAGCCTTGACCCATCAACTGATGGTGCTGGAGATGGTGGATGTGGAACCGCTCACAGAGGCGGGGGAGCCACCAACGGGCAGGCTCTTGGATAAGGTGGGCGTTGCGACCGTCGCTTAACACCTTGACCGCCGCCCCGGTGTGGACGCTGAAGAAACCCAACCGGGGCATGATACGGGCGAGGTCATCCAGCACAGCGTCGAGCCGGTCAGGTTCGATGTGTTCTAGGACATCAATGCAGCAGACCATATCAGCCTCTACGGGAGGCCCGTAGGACGCGAAGGCTGGGTCATAGGGGTGGTAGTCAAACTCCAGCCCTGCGGCTTGTAGCGTGGTCTGGAGGTGCTTCTTGCCAGCACCGTAGTCGGACAACGACTTGATGCCGTTATCCACGATTAACTTTGCAACGATGGGCGCAAAAGCGATGGAAGCCACGCCGTAATTAGGGTTGGTGTGGAGTTCGACCTGCTGTGCGCGGTAGGCTTCGGAGATAGTAGTCATGCTTGCATCCTTCCCTGTGGGGGTCTAGCATCATCCTAACCCAAAGTGGGGGAAATTCCATGCCGAACACTCGTAAAGACAAGTTGGCGCTTGCGTTCAATGCGCTGAATGACGCCAAAGAGGACATGACTGAAGATGAGGTGCGCGAAATGCTAAACCGCCGCCTTCAGTCTGCCGTTCCCGCTAAAAAGCGCATCATGCCGACGATGGTCGAAGTTGAAGAGGTTGCCCCAGAAATTTACGAAGAAGGCGAAAACAAGGCGGTTCCGTTGCCGCAGTACGGGGAAGCCACGGGAAGCATGAGGAACCTGCCAGCAGTCGAAGGTGGAAAGGCAAAGCAACAAACGCTGCCTTATCGGTTTCGCAAAAAGTCTAAACTTTACGAGATGATGCAGTAATGGCCGCTCACGAAAAAAACGCGGCTTTGTTTGTCGGAACCATGTTCCATAGCGCGACTATTACGCACCTTCAGCACCTTGCCACCAAGTCCTTCGCGCAGCACATGGCGCTGGGCGAGTACTACGAGGCCATCCCCGACCTCGTGGACAAGTACGCCGAGGCGTATCAGGGGCGGTACGGCATCATCACGGGCTACGATGTCGAGTTCCACAAGAACAGCAATCCGAAGGCGTATGTGAAGTCGCTGCTGACCTTCCTCGACGAAATCAAAGGCTCACTCCCGAAGGACAGCGACCTTGTTAACCTGTTTGACGCGGTTGTGGATGGCGTGACGAGCCTCAAGTACAAACTCGAAAACCTCGAATAATGGCGAAGAAAGCGGAACCGTCACGGATTGCTGCCGCGCTGCAATACCTCCAGCAGGTGCGCGACCGTGCCGCTGACTTCGGTGGCGGGGTAGTCGATACCCTCGCAGACCGCGCACGGGATGTCGGTGGACTCGCCTACGAAGCCTTAACGAGCGACCCCAACATCGGGCGCATGACGACGGCAGAGTACGCCCAAGCCGCCGCCTCTCGCGCCCCTACGCCGCGCTTGGACGCGATGGGGCGTGGAGCCGTGGAGTTGGGGCGGGCTGTCCTCACGGAGCCTGTAGAGACGGGTAAAGCCCTTGTGCGCGGTGAGGTCGAGCGGTTCCGCAGCGCAACGGAAAGCCCCCGAGCGATGGGCCAGTATGCGGGTGAGTTCGTCAACCCGCTGCGCCTTGCCGCCGCGCTGCGCCGTGGGCCAATGCAGGAACTTGATGTGTACCACGGCACCCCGCATCGGTTCCCTAGCACGGAAGCCAACCCGCTAGGCGAACTCGACGCAAGCAAGATTGGCACGGGCGAGGGAGCGCAGGCTTACGGGCATGGGATTTACCTTGCCGAGTCGCCTGATGTGGCGAAGGGGTACAAAGAGCGGCTTTCGGGTAGCAATTCGAATGTTTTTCTTTTTGGGGGCAAAGAGATTTCAATCGTTGGCGGTAGCCCCGAGTTCAAAAAGTTTGCTCAAATTGCGAAGAATGAAGGCTTTTCGCACGAATCTGCTGTCCTTGCTTACAACACTTTGCAAGAAAAGGGCGGAGACTTGGCTAAAGCATCTTCGGAATTGGGCTGGAAAGATGCGCCTAACCCGTTTGACGATGAAGCCGCCACCTTGTTGCGTAGTCTTGACTTGAAGCCTGAAGGCGGCGCCCTCTACACCCTCGACCTCCCTGACGAGATGATTGACCGTATGCTCGATTGGGATAAGCCGTTGAGTGAGCAGTCGGAGGCGGTGCGGAAGGTTTTGATGCCGATGGTGATGGCTAAAATGAAGGAGCGCGGCACCCCGCCACACGCTCTTGAATATTCTGCCAATCGTGCATTAGGCGGCGATATTGTCAAAAATCTGTTTGTCGGCAACGGGGTAACGAGTAAAGATGTTAGCCGGATGCTTCAAGAAGCAGGCATCCCCGGCGTTCGCTATTTCGACGCAGGCAGTCGCGGCGGCGACTCTGCAACCGGAACGCGCAACTTCGTCGTGTTCCCCGGCGAGGAAAAGAAGGTCAAGATACTGAAGCGGGATTAACAGGTTGATGCGGCACGGTAAACAGCAGTAAACTGTCCGCATGGCAGATTGTGAAAAAGTGCAATGGCTAAAGGCGTAAAGACAGGCGGGGGTAGTCGAGCAGGCATCCCCAACAAGGCCACAGCCGCCGCAAGGGAGGCCATCTCTCGTTTCGTGGACGGCAACGCAGACCGCTTGCAGGGCTGGCTCGACGAGATACACCAAGAGAAGGGCGCAGAGGCGGCGTTTAAGTGCTTCAGCGACTTACTCGAATACCATGTGCCGAAACTCGCGCGCCACGAGCACAGCGGCCCAGACGGCAGCAAGATTGAGATTGAGGCGACTTGGGGCAAGCCCGAGTGAAGCAGCGGGTAGAACTCCCGTACCGCCCTAGACGGGCTTTCCTGCCGTTCCATGAGCGCACCAAGCGGTGGGCCTGCCTCGTCGCGCATCGAAGAGCAGGAAAAACAGTCGCAGCGGTTAACGACATCATCCGCGCAGCCTTTATGTACCGGGGGCCGAATGGCCTCTTCGGGTATGTCGCTCCCTACCAGAACCAAGCACGCCGCATTGCGTGGGACTACTTCAAGCACTACGCCCAGCCGCTCATCAAAGATGCAAACGAAGCGCAAATGACCCTGACGCTGGTTAACGGCGCGAAGATAGGACTGTTTGGAGCCGACAACGCAGATGCGATGCGCGGCCTCGGGTTCAGCGGCCTGTACCTCGATGAATACGGTGACTTCAAGCCGAGCGTGTTTGGAAGCGTGTTAAGAGCCGCCCTCGCTGACAAGGGCGGTTGGTGCGTCTTTGCAGGCACTCCGAAGGGACGCAATCAGTTCTACGACATCTACCAGACAGCCCAACGCCTGCCCGACGAATGGTTCCTGTTGCGCCTACCTGCCAGCGAGTCAGGGCTGCTGCCCCAAAGCGAACTTAACGCAGCGAAAGCCCAACTGTCGGAAGACCAATACCTCCAAGAGTTCGAGTGCAGTTTCGAGGCGGCTATCCTCGGCGCGTTTTACGGCACAGAGATGCGACAGGCAGAGCCGCGTATTAACGAGCGTGTAGTCTTTGAGCCGGGGTATCCGGTACACACCGCGTGGGACTTGGGGTATCGAGACGACACCGCGATATTTTGGTATCAGGTCGTGGGCGGCGAGGTGCGCGTCATCGACTTCTACGCAGTCTCGGGTGCAGATATTCGCACCATCGCAGAGGTAGTCGTTAACAAGGGTTACACCTACGGCAAGCATTACCTGCCGCATGACGCGCGCGCGAAGAGCCTACAGACGGGGCGCAGCATCGTGGAGCAGTTGGCCGACCACCTCGGCATCGGCAGCCTCTCGGTCGTGCCAAACATCGGATTGCAGGACGGAATCCAAGCGGTGCGCCAGATGCTCCCGCGCACTTGGTTCAACTCCGTGCGTTGCGGCGATGGCATTGAGGCTTTACGCCAGTATCAACGGGAGTATGATGAGGACAAGAAAGCGTTTAGGGCATCACCCCGACACGATTGGACATCACACCCTGCTGACGCTTTCCGTATGCTGGCAGTTGCGTGGAGGCAGGAGCCTGCCGCGCAAAAGCCGTTGGAGAGCAAGGTGCTTATCGTTGGGCCGCAAAATCAGGTCACGCTCAACGATATGTGGCAGGTACACGACCGAAGCGTCTCTAGGAGGGCGCGCATATGAGTGGCGTTAATCTTCCGTATCAATACCCTTACGAGACGGTCGCCGTTTCGCAGACCGCGCAGGTGCTTGGCACCAACGGCGCGGCAAACGATTACCTGCATCGCATCGTGGTGACGGTATCAACGGCGCTGACTTCAACCGTCAGCATCATCGACGGCAGCACGACCATCCTTTCCATCCCAGCGAGTACGGCTGTTGGC